TGTTTAATTGCCACAGGTAAAGATACTGTTTCTTTAACAGAGATCAAAAAGATCGCTGAGAAAGTTGGAATTGTTTCGATTGGGTTTTTCACTAAAAGTGAAAACGCTAGAATTGGTCGTGGACAATATAGAGTTCCAAATTCAAATTCTGTAGTCTCAATGCAAGCACAAGTGATTCCCATGGCTAAACAAATTGAAAAATCAAATCACAAAATTAGTAATGTAACTACTGATTTAGATACCACAAACTTAATACCAACTTCATATAAAAATTATGTACCTTTTGGCAACTTTGATGATGTATTATCAATCGTACAATCAATGCGATTCTTTCCTGTATTCATCTCAGGTCATTCTGGTAACGGCAAGACCATGTCAATTGAACAGGCCTGTGCTAAGGCAAAACGCAAATTTATTTGCGTATCAATGACACCTGAAACTGATGAAAGTGATTTGCTTGGTAACTATGTTCTGATTGATGGTAATATGGAATGGCGTGATGGTCCTGTAACTACTGCTGCTCGTCAAGGTGCCGTTCTGTGTATCGATGAGATTGATTACGGTGCTCAGAATCTTTCCAGTTTGCAGCGTGTATTAGAAGGCAAACCGTTTATGCTGAAAAAGAAAGGTGAATTGATTTCACCTGCACCTGGTTTCACCGTGTTTGCTACTGCGAATACCAAAGGTAAAGGTTCAGATGATGGTCGTTATATGTTCACCAATGTTTTGAATGAAGCATTCCTTGAGCGTTTTCGTACCACAATGGAACAAGAATTTCCGCCAGTAAAAACTGAGTGCAAGATTATTGAGAAAGAATTGGCATCAGTTGGTAAAGCAGACAAAGATTTTGCTGAGAAACTGGTTACATGGGCTGATGTGATCCGTAAAACATTCGCCGATGGTGGTTGCGATGAAGTGATTTCTACTCGCCGTTTGGTACACATTGTTGAAACTTACGGCATCTTTGGTGATAAGACAAAGGCAATTACTCTCTGCCTGAATCGTTTTGATGATGACACTAAGGCATCTTTTGTTGATCTGTATACCAAAGTTGATGCAGGTGCTTCTGCTGAAGAGATTTTAACACCACAACCTGAACCTGTGGCAGAAGAAACACAGATAGATGCAAATCAATCTATCTAATAAGTTTGTAGTTCGGCACTTTGGCCTGTGGCAACACAGGTCTTTTTTATAATATTTGCCTGTAAATAGCTTGACAGGTAGCGCATATTCTGATACACTTGTATTATTGAATTTGAGAGAACGGTCTCCTCTCAGATACTTACCATTTTGAGACCAATTTATGGAGTATTTTGTAATGTCAGTTAAATCTAAAGTCCTCGCCTATCTTTCGAAAGACGGCGCCTACAACACACTTACCGCAACCAAGATGCAAAGCCTTTTCGGTGTTGCTAATCCTTCCGCAGTCATCAATGACCTGCGTAACGAAGGTCATGCAATTTACTTGAACAGCCGCATCAATGCAAACGGCGACAAAGTTTCTTTCTATCGCCTTGGCAGCCCAACAAAGCGCATGGTCGCTGAAGGCATTGCCGCAATTCGTTCACAAGGTGAGCGCGCTTTTGCCTAAAATAGTTTAGAAAAAGCAAAGAGGAAGTAATAAATATAATATTACTTCCTCTTTTTTATTATAGGTGAATTATGGAAATTAAGGTGAATGTTGAAGAGTTGAAAAAACATAAACTCTTTGTTGCCACACCAATGTATGGTGGCATGGCACACGGTCTTTACATCAAGTCTAGTTTAGACCTTCAAGCAATAATGTCAAAATATGGAGTTGAAACTAAGTTTTCATTCCTGTTCAATGAATCTCTAATTACTCGGGCTCGTAATTACCTCGTTGATGAATTCCTACGCACAGATTACACACACTTACTTTTTATTGATAGTGACATACACTACAATCCACAAGATGTTTTGGCCCTCCTTGCCCTTGATAAAGATGTAATTGGCGGTCCTTATCCTAAAAAATCTATTAATTGGAATAATATTGCCCAAGCGTCAAGAACTCATCCTAATATGGAAGCGAGTGAGTTGGCAAATCTTGTTGGTGAATATGTTTTCAATGTTGTAAAAGGCACTACAAAGTTTGAAGTAACTGAACCACTTGAAGTTTTAGAAATTGGCACTGGTTTCATGTTAGTTAAACGACAAGTTTTTGATAAAATGGCCGAAGAATATCCTACGATCAAATACAAACCTGATCATGCTGGTCAACCAAATTTTGACGGATCACGATACATTCATGCTTATTTTGATACTGTGATTGATACCAAAGATTCAATGACTGGTGGTGGTTCAGATCGTTATCTAAGTGAAGATTATATGTTCTGTCAGATGTGGCGTAAGATTAATGGTCAAGTCTGGTTATGTCCTTGGATGAAAACACAACACATTGGGACATATGCATTTACAGGTAATATGCCTGCTGTTGCACAATATACAGGTAGACTATGAACAAATATGACCTAGTTAAAGCAAGTCAAAATGCTACAACTGGTGGTCGTAAGTTTGATGGTAACAAATTGCAATATGGTTTAATGCCACCACTTGCACTTAAAGCCACAGTTGATGTTCTAACATTTGGTGCAGAAAAGTATGAACCGAATAATTGGAAGTATGTGCCAGATTCTAAACGCCGATATTTTGATGCACTACAGAGACACATATGGGCATGGAAAGAAGGTGAACAAATGGATCCTGAATCAGGCAAACATCATTTGGCACACGCTCTTTGTTGCCTTGCATTTCTGTATGAACATGATATACTGTATTCTGTTGATAAATCTTAATTATGGAGTATTAAATGAAACTTTCAAATGAAACACTATCTGTATTAAAGAACTTTGGTTCTATCAATCAAGGCATTTTCTTTAAAAAAGGAAATACACTTAGAACTATTTCTTCTCTCAAATCAATTCTTGCTGAAGTTGATATCAAAGAAAACATTCCCTCTGAGTTTGGTGTCTATGACCTAAACAATTTTCTTTCTGTTGTTTCCCTGCACAAAGATGATCCGTCATTTGAATTTGATGAGAAGCATTTGGTAATTGTTGGCAATAAAGGTCGTAGTAAAATCAAATATCGTTTCTGTGAACCAACAATGATTACTTTGCCGCCAGAGAAACAAGTGGCAATGCCAGATCCTGAAATTCATTTTGACCTGTCATCTGAAGATTTTGATTGGATTATGAAGGCGGCTTCTGTTCTATCTTCACCACAAATTGCAATTGAATCTAATGGCACTAAAGTGAATGTTATTACTTTAGATTTGCAAAATGATTCTGCTCATACTGAATCTCTTGAACTTGATGTAAAAGGTACAGGAAGCAAATATCGTATGATTTTCAAAACAGAAAATGTGAGTAAGATTCTTCCTGGTTCTTATGAAGTCAAAATTTCTTCTAAGGGAATTGCACATTTCAAAAACAAAAACATTCCTTTACAATATTGGATTTCTACTGAATCTGGTTCTAAATTTGAGAAAGGTGAATAATGCTTTTTAAATATTTTACTGATATTGATAATAATCAAAGTGTATCGATTAATCCAAATCGAGTGAAATGTGTTCGAGAAACATCTTTTGGACCAAAAATTATTTTTGAAGATGGCACTTTTATTTTAGTAGATGGTAGTTTTTTGGATGTCACAACTCGTTTGAGTGAAAATTAATTTTATGATTTATACTGTGAAGGATTTATATTATGGAACATCTGTTGTGGACAGAGAAGTATCGGCCTCAGATGGTAGAAGATTGTATTCTACCAGATCGAATGAAAAAACCATTTCAGGAGTATGTGAATCAGAAACAGATTCCAAATCTTCTGTTGAGTGGTGGGGCAGGCGTAGGGAAAACGACCATAGCGAAAGCGATGTGCAACGAAATCGGTTGCGACTTCATGGTAATCAATGGTTCTGATGAAAGTGGTATCGACACATTTAGAATCAAGATTAAAAATTATGCATCATCAATGTCGCTTGCTGGTGGTCGCAAAGTCATCATTATCGATGAAGCAGATTATCTAAATCCAAATTCAACTCAACCTGCTTTACGAAATGCGATAGAAGAATTTGCAAGTAATTGTTCTTTTATCTTTACTTGTAATTACAAAAATCGCATTATAGAACCACTTCATAGTCGGTGCGCAGTCATTGACTTTGGCCTTAAGAATGGCGAGAAGGCCAAAATGGCATCTGCATTTTTCAAGCGCATTCAAACAATTTTGCAAAGTGAAAAAGTTGACTTTGATGATGCGGTAATTGCAGAACTTATCAAAAAACATTTTCCAGACTTTCGCCGTGTGCTGAATGAACTTCAGCGTTACTCACAGTTTGGTAAAATCGATACAGGCATTCTTACACAAATTGCTGATGTATCAATCAACGAATTGACCAAATCAATTGCAGCAAAAGATTTTGCCTCGATTCGTAAATGGGTTGCATCGCATGAGATAGACAGTACCGTATTGTATCGCAAATTATATGATACGCTTTATGATCTATTGAAACCTCAATCTATTCCACAAGCAGTTATTATTCTTGCTGATTATCAATACAAGGCTGCATTTGTTGCTGATCAAGAAATTAATACGGTTGCTTGTTTGACAGAACTAATGGTATCGTGTGAGTTTGTATGAGCCCATTCGATTATGTTAAAGAAATACTACAAGGCAAAAAACAGTTAATTGTCGATGAATTAACAGAGAAGGAATACAATCCTTTCATCATTAATCGTTCGCTATCTTACCATAAAGACTGCGTAATGTATGCAAATGAAATGAACAGACGCCATTTTCTAGACAAAAAACCTCAAAATGATTTTTTTATAAATACTATCAGGTCACAAAAGAGACCATTTGCGAAGTGGATTAAATCTGAGAAAAGTGATGATTTGGAATGTATTAAAGAAGTCTATGGTTTCTCTGATTCAAAAGCCCGTGAGGCACTCCGCTTACTAAGCAAAGACCAGATCCAACAATTAAAAGAACAAACCCAAAAGGGTGGATTGAATAAGAGGTAGTTATGGTTGATTTGACTAAATTTGTCGAGATAAGTTTAGAGGAACAAGATGATTTCTTAAAAGTGAAAGAGACTCTTACTCGCATTGGTGTATCTTCAAGAAAAGAAAAAGTTCTCTACCAATCATGTCATATTCTCCATAAACAAGGAAGATATTTCATTACTCATTTCAAAGAACTTTTTGCTCTTGATGGCAAACCATCTAACATTTCAGAAAATGACATTCAAAGAAGAAATGCGATTGCTAGATTATTAGAAGATTGGAACTTAATCAAAATATTAAATCCACAAATTATTGGTGATAATATTGCTCCAATACATCAAATAAAAATTATTTCTTTTAAAGAAAAAAATGAATGGCAGCTAGTAGCTAAATATAACATTGGACTCAAAAAGAGCTTTGATGATTCCAATTATTAAGAATTTATAGTACATCACTATAAATAAACCTGTGGTGCCTAATGGGCCACAACTTTAATTAACTCGCTTAAAAGGAGAAAACTATGACAGTAGGGCGTATTTCATTTGGACCTTTGGTTCATTCATCATTGGGATTTGAGCGTTTCTTTGATGACATTGAGAAACTTTTAAATATGGATTCTGCAAAGATAACCCAATCTTTTCCTCCACACAACATCATTAAGCTAGATGACACTCATTATGTCGTTGAGCTTGCTGTTGCTGGTTTCAGTAAAGATGAAATTGAAATCACATCAGAAAATGGTACTCTTACAATTAAAGGTGAGAGAAAAGAAAAAGATACTGATGTAACATATCTGCATCGTGGTATTGGCACTCGGTCGTTTACAAAAACATTGACGATTGCTGAAACCGTAGAAGTAAAAGGTGCAGAATTTAAAGATGGCATTCTGCGTGTTGGCTTAGAGAATATAATTCCTGAACACAAGAAACCACGCAAGATTGAAATTGGTAATGAACTTAAAGAGTTTAAGCCGCAACTTCTGCAAGAGAAGAAAGCAGCATAACTCAGCGGGGCTTCATGCCCCGCTTTACTTGGAGATATTATGTTAAAGCGTGATAAAAACTTTCGGTTGAGCAAACAAATTAAAAGATTGCTTGCTGGTATGTCTGGCCAGAAAAAAAGTGATTTTAAGAATGCGATGATTGAGGCGACCATTCTTGGTTCTGTTTTAATCAAAAACAAAAAAGACAAAAATGAAAAAGAAGTTAATTGATGCACATATGCAAGCAGCAGAAGTGTATTCGAAATTATCTTCTGCTAAACGCTTACAAGTTGGTTGTGTCATTGTAAAAGATAATACAATCATTGGTATTGGTTACAATGGTATGCCTAGTGGTTGGGATAATAATTGTGAAGAATTAATAGAACAACATGAAGACGGCGGACAAATATTAAAAACTAGACCTGAAGTATTGCACGCTGAAACAAACGCAGTTGCCAAAGTGGCAAGATCAACAAATTCAACAGAAAATGCAGATATGTTTGTTACTCATGCGCCTTGTATTGAGTGTGCAAAATTGATTCATCAATCTGGCATCCAAAATGTGTTCTATAAATATACATATAGAAATGAAGATGGTTTAAATTTTCTTCAAAAATGTAGTATTGGAATCAATCGTGTCTAAGTCATTTATTTGTGAAGTTATTGAAATAAATGATAAAGAAGAAGCGGTTGTTGAACTGCCAAATGAACTTATTAATGAACTTGATTGGAAAGTTGGAGACAAGCTTGTTTATTCATTAGAAGGCAAATCTATAACAATTAAAAATTTAACAAAGGAAAAAAGAAATGCAACTAACTGCTAATTTTTCACTAGCTGAAATGATCAAAAGCGAGACAGCCCTTC